TCTCCGAAGGGCGGATGGCCCTGCCAACGCCCTTTGAAACAAAAAGAAAAAAGGCCCCAATCGGGGCCCTTGGACGGATTCAGTATCTGAATGTGGCGGAGCCGATGTCCGACAATCACCCTTCCATACCCGTCGTAACTGCTTGAAAAAAACAATATTACTGGAATCTGTGAGCACCTTGTGCAGCAAATTGTGCTGCAAGAATCGGTGCCCTTCCAGCCCTTTCCCGATATGCTGAATAGAGAAACGCCGCCCCCGTGGCTGTCGGGGGCGGCGTTAGGAGAACACCAGACGCGAATGCCCCACCCCGACAAAGGAATGACGCACATGCCCCACCCCGCAAAAGGAATGACGCACATGCAACGATATAGCATTACAGATACAGTCAGGCAAGCCAACTTGAACACCGCCCTGCAATGGGCCGAAGCCGGGTATCCGGTGTTCCCTTGCCGTCCTGACAAGCGCCCGCTGGTGAAGGACTGGCAGGCCCGCGCCACGACCGACACGGCCCGGCTGCGCCACTTGGTGGCGCAAGTGGCCCGACGCGATGCCCGGCCTGCCCATGGGCGCGCGCAGCGGCCTTGCCGTGCTGGATATTGACCGGCGGCCCGACAAGGACGGCGCGGTGACCCTGCGCGATCTGGGGCACGATCCGGCCCGCCTGTCGCACCTCACCGTGACCACGCCCAGCGGCGGCCTGCACGCCTATTTCCGCGCCCCCGAAGGCATGGGCAACAGCGCCCAAGGGCTGCCCCCCGGAGTCGATGTGCGGGCCGCTGGCGGCTATGTCATCGCCCCCGGTGCTGTCGGCCCCAAGGGGCGCTACGCGGCCTCTGGTGGCGATCTGGACGCCCTGCGCCTGATCGGCCCCGAGATGCTGCCCCACTGGCCCGAGGCCCTGCGCCCGCGTGCCCCTGAGCGGCAAAGCGATGTCTGCATGGCCCCGTCCGGCACCGTGCCGCTGGCGACCCTGCGCGACGCCTGCATGGCCATTCCAAACACAGAGGCTAGCCCCGAGGCCCATGGCCGCGACTGGTGGCTGGGCATCGGTATGGCGCTGCACCATGAAACCGGCGGTGCTGCCGAAGGGCTGGCGATCTGGCACGACTGGTCGGCCATGTGGCCGGGCTATGATGCCGACGCCACCGGGGCCGCGTGGCAGTCCTTCCGCCGCCGCGACGGGGCCTTGCGCACTTGGGCCACGATCCGCACCGAGGCCGAACGGCACGGCTGGCACGATCTGCGCGCCTTCGACTCCTTGCCGCCCGCCGACGAACTGGCCGAAATCGACTCGCTGATCGCCGACCCGCCCGCCGATGCGCCCGCCCGCCCCAAGGGGCGGCTGACCTTCAAGACGCCCGCTGAATGCGGCAACGTGGCGGCGCGGCCCTATGTGCTGAAAGGGCTGCTGGCGGGTGGCGACGTGGCGGCAATCGTCGGCGCGCCGGGCGTGGGCAAGTCGCTGATCGGCCCGCGCATTGGCTTCGCCGTGGCGCAAGGGGCCGACGTGTTCGGGATGCGCACCCGGCAAGGCCGTGTGTTCTATGTGGCCGCCGAAGATGAACACGGCATGGATAATCGCGTCACCGCCCTGCGTGATGAATACGGCGACGCGCCCGAGTTCGCGCTTGTCGGTGGCGTCACCAGCCTGTTCCCCGACTCGCCCGATCTGGCGACCCTGCGCGCCGCCGTGAAGGCCGAACGCCCGGCCCTGATCGTGATTGATACCGTTGCCATGGCCTTCCCCGGATTGAAGGAAAACGAGGCCGACGCCATGGGCCGAGTCGTCGCCGCTGCCCGGTCCCTGACCAAGTGGGGCGCGGCGGTGGTGCTGATCCACCATGACACGAAAGAGGGGGGCGGCCTGCCGCGTGGCCATTCGATCCTGAACGGCGCGCTGGATATGTCGCTGCACCTGACCCGCGAAGGCGGCATTGTGCGGGGCCGCCCGACCAAGAACCGCAACGGCAGCGCTGACATTGATGTGGCCTTCACCATCGGCACCCGAGTCGTGGGCGTCGATCCTGACGGCGAAGACGTGACCGCCGCCTTTGCCCGTGATCTGGACGCCATCGGGCCAAAGATCGAACGGCCCACGCCCAAGGCGCAAGCCGCACTGGACATACTGGCCCGACTTCTGGACGGGGGCGAACCGGTAGCTGGTTCCGTCTGGCGTTCTGCCTGCATCGAACCGGACGTGGTGTCGTCTGCCCTCAAGCGGGATGACCGGGGCCGGGTTGTTCGGGAAGCGGTGAAGGAACTGACCGCGAAAGGAATGGTGGAGATTTCCCCCAGCGGATTCGTGCGGCGGATTCTTCCGGGGATTGATCCGAATGAGAGGTTCACGGATGACATGGTGGCGTAACAGCACGGGAGTCCGTAACGCCGGGCAGACCGGATCGGATCGGATTGAACCCGGATTGATCCGGTTTGATCCGACCGGCAAAGCGTGGCGGGGACCGGATCGGATCGGATCGGGGGTGTATACCCGATCCGATATCCGGTCCCCCGATGCACCCCTGACTACCGCCCCCATTACCCTTTACCGCACGGGTCCTTCCGGGGGTTTTACGGGGCGGGGGGCGCGGAGCCCCGACTTTTCCACCTCTGGGGAAAATTACGGAATCCCGAAAGCCGTTTTCCCGCAGACCGTAAACCGTAAAGGGGAGTCCGTAAAATGACCTTGGAAGAGATCGACGCCCTGCTGGCAGAACCGGACCCGGCCCCCGGCCCGGTGCCGCAACTGGTGACGCCGGGCGAATTGGCCGATTGGCTGGGGATGACGCCGCAACGGGTGGGCGTGCTGGCCCGGCAGGGGCACTTGCCGCGCCGACCGGATGGCCGCTATCCGTTGAAGGCCAGCGTGACAGCCTACGCGACCTTTGCCCGTGTCGCCGCCATGGGCCGGAAGGCCGACGAGAGCCTTGCCGCCGAGAAATTGCGGGTGGCCCGCGAGAGCGCCGACAAACTGGCGCTGGCGAATGCAAAGGCGCGCGGCGATCTGCTGGCCGCTACCGACGTTGCCCGCGCTTGGGCTGGCGTCCTGCGCGACGTGCGAGCGGGTGTTCTCGCTGCCCCCAGCCGCATCGGGTCGCGCCTGCCGCACCTGACCGCCCATGACGTTGGCGAGATCACCCGCGAACTGACCGCCGTCTTGTCCGAACTTGCCGAAGGGGAAGCCCATGCAGCCGATTGACCTTGTGCGCCGGAACGCCATGGCGGCCCTGCGCCCGCCGCCCGTCCTGCCGCTGGCCGACTGGATCGAATCCACGATCCATTTCCCGGCCACCGTGTCAGCCCTTCCGGGCCGGGTGCGGCTCTGGGCCTATCAGCGGGGGATTTGCGACGCTATCGACGATCCCGAGATTGAGCGGGTCACGGTCATCAAGTCGGCGCGCATTGGCTACACGTCGCTGTTGACCGGCGTCATCGCGTCCTATGTGGCGAACCAGCCCAGCCCCATTCTGGCCGTGTTGCCCACTAGCGATGACGCCCGCGATTATGCCGTGGGCGACGTGGAAGGCACCTTCGACGCCAGCCCGGCCCTGCGTGGTCTGCTGGACGCCGAGGCCGACGAAACGGGCCGGTCCACGCTGCTGTCGCGCCGCTTCCCCGGCGGTTCCCTCAAGCTGGTGGCCGCGCGCAGCCCCCGGAACCTGCGCCGCCACAACGCCCGCGTGTTGCTGCTGGATGAGATTGATGGTTTCGAGATCGGGCAGGAAGGCGACCCGATCAAGCTTGCGGAAATGCGCACTCTGGCTTTTCGTGATCGGAAGATCATTGCCGGGTCGACTCCGATCTTCGATCATGGCCCGGTCAGCCGCCTCTATGCGGAATCCGACCAGCGAATTTTCGAGGTGCCTTGCCCCGAGTGTGGCGATCATCACGAAATCAAGTGGTCGAATATCGAATGGCCCGATGGCCAGCCCGAGGCCGCCGCGTGGCGCTGCCTGTCTTGCGCCCTACTGGTGCCCGAGCGCCAGAAGGCCCAGATGGTCGATATGGGCCGCTGGCGGGCAACCGCACCGCACGTCAAGGGCCATGCGGGCTTTCGGATCAATGCCCTTGTCTCGCCCCATGCGAACGCTTCATGGGCCAAGTTGGCCGCCGAGTTTCTGCGCGCCAAGGAACACCCGGCCACGCTGCAAACCTTCGTCAACCTCACTCTGGGCGAGCCGTGGCGGGAAGCCCACGATGATCTTGACGAACACGAACTTGCCGGGCGGCGCGAGCCCTTCGGCCTGCCGGATCGAATCCCGCCCGAAGTGCTGATCGTGACGGCGGGAGTCGACTGCCAAGATGACCGACTGGAACTGGTGTTCCTTGGCCATGGCAAAGGCGATGAAACCTTCATTCTGGCGCATGGCGTCATCTGGGGGACTATCGACGCGAACGAGACATGGCTTGAACTGGACGACGCCCTGCGCACGGTTTGGAAACACCCGGCGGGGGGCGTCCTGCGCGTTGACGCCGCCGTGGTCGATAGCGGCGACGGCGGCCACGCCGATCTGGTCCACAGCTTCACCCGCCCCCGGTTCGGGCGGCGGATCGTGTCGGGCAAGGGGGTGCCGGGCTTCTCGCGGCCCTTCATCGCCCGTTCAGGGATGAAGGGGCTGCCCCTCTTTCTGGTCGGCGTGGATGCCGTGAAATCGCAACTCTACAACCGCCTGTCGCGCGGGTCAGGCATCCGGTTCAGCGCCGATCTGTCGCCGGATTTCTTCGAGCAACTGACCAGCGAGCGGCGAGTCGTTC